CGATAAATTACACGTTGTTGATTTGCTTGTTCACAAAGGAACAGATTTGGCACTTGAGCCATTAGAAGATCGAATCAATGCGTTGCGAACCCTGTATGATTCAACTGAGAACGTTCACTTCCCCATGCCAACCAATTGTGTATCTACGGATCAAGAAGGTTTGAACAAAGCAATCTACAATTTTGATGAAGATGAAGTTCTAATTCGAGATTCAAAATCAACCTTCATGAAGGAAAAAGAAGTTCATCCTAAATGGATTCGATATGCTAAAGATTCCATCGCTAAATCATTCTATCCTCCAATGCCTGAACTGATTGTTTATCCCGATCAGGTCAAACTTTGCTATCCTTCAATTATTGATCCTGTGATTGTAAAGGGTGATTTTGATGGTAAGGCATTCACAATAAAAGAAGTAAAAGGCAATGAAGCGTTGTTTTCAAAGGCTGAAAAAGATATTCCATTATGGGGTCCATTAGCAGTAAGCCTGTTGAAAGAAGGAGGGGCGGCATCAACGGGAGGCGGTGGCTCAAGCGGGGCATTTACGTCAAGCAATACAGGAGGTTTCAATCCGATCCATTCAAAACCAAAGCGAAAGCGACCTCGAAAGTTGAAGATTATTCAAAAGACATTGCTACGTGCGCCAGCAATCATAGGTGAAGATGAGAAAGGCGAAGGCGTATCTCACATAATGAAACACGCACGTAGAGCAATTACTGATGATGATACCGCTAAAACCACAGAATATCTTGTTGAAAATGTCAAGGGATTGACAAAGAAAATGCTTGAGATGTATTCAGGCGAGTATGGTCTTGAGAAAACAGAAAACGGCAAATGGACTGTTAATGAAGCGATTGATGATGACATCATCGAAAGAATGTTTCCAAGAATGAATCGGATCTCTCCAGATGGCGGGGCGTGGGCAGGTATGCAAGCCGATATTACTGCACCGAGAGGACCTACTGAGTTGATCGAGGATAGCGGAACAACATTCTATGATCCAAAAGAAGGTGAAGAAGTCGAAGAGATTCCTATGAAGCATTTACAGGTCAAAGATAATGCAACTGGCGAACAAGCCACCGTCGATATTCAAAATGGTAAAGCAACTCTTAGAATGCCATTGAAAACGCAACAGGAGATGGCTGATGAGCAAGAAGTTGATCCTGATGACAGGTCAGAAGCCGAAGAGATATGACCCTATCCCTTCATATAGGATTACACTTGATGAGATGGTTCAATGGCGACAGTCCTTGAACAAAAATCGGCAACTTGGAGTGCCGAAGGTTCAGACTTCTTATTGAAGTCATCAGGAAGTGGAGGTGAACTCTTTGTCGCTGGCTATGCATCAGTTGATATGGTGGATAAGCAAGGAGATCGAATCCCTACAAATGCTTTGAAGAAGGCATTCGGCCAGTTCATGGGTAACAAGGCATTCCGTAATGTTCAGTTGGCTCATTCTGGTATTCAAGTCGGTGAAGTGGTAGATGCCCACACCGATTCTCAAGGCCGTGTTTGGAAATCTGAGGTTGATGATCACGGACTTTTCGTTGTGTGCAAAATCCGCAACGACATCCAAAAGGCACGTGAAGTGCAAAAGCAAATTCGTAGCGGAGATCTACGAGCATTCTCGATTGGCGGTCAAGCCTTGTTTCGTGTTAGCAAAACGACACCAGAACTTGGAAGCCATCGAGAGATTACCGATCTTGAATTGCATGAAATCACGCTATGCAAGAAAGGAATCAACCCCGAATCAACATACACTATATTGAAAATGGATGATGATAACATGAGCAACACAGAAGTATTGAACGAAATTAAGGCTGGATTGAACGAGGTTCTCAAAGAACTAAGTGAGAAAGAAGATGAAAAAGAAATGAAGTCCTACAAAGAAGAAAAGGGCTACATGAAAGAAGATGAAGAAGAGGGCATGAAGAAAGGCGAAGAAGCCGCCCTTGACTACATTACAACTCTTGAAAAATTCGCTCACGATAGCGGAGTCGATTTGAACGGCCTCCGTGATCACTTTGGACTTGAGAAGGCATACCTACTCGAACAAGGTCGAGGCGGATATTCCCATCGAGGACAAGGTGATGAGATCGGATCTGGTGAAGATGCAACTGAGCCTTCTTATCCTTCTCTTCCAAGTCCTGGTGGCAATCAACACGTCATCAAATCCCCAAGTGTGCGAAACATGAACATGAACGCACCAAAGGGCAATGGCAACGTCATCAAGTCCTTGACTCCTGAAGTTCTCGAAAAGGGCTATCGACACTACGCTGCTCTCCGTGATGAAGAAGCAGTAAAGGGTCTTGTCGAAAAGGAATGGCAAGATCGATACGATGCTGAAACAGCACACGCTCTTGAAGTTCGTAAGGCCAGTGATGTTGGACTTCAACTCAACGCCCTCCGTGATGAGATTGCATCCCTCAAGACTGAGAATGCATCCCTTCTAAAGAGCGATGTTACACCTACTTCCCCCACAACGAGCATCCGTGTTCCAACTCATGACGAGTTCGCACAGATGGGCAATGATCTTGACGGATGGCGAGCAGCAGAAGCCCTCGCCCAACGTGCTTTGAGGGGCGAGTGAAACTCAAAAATAATGGAGATGATGAAAGATGACACAAGGATATATCCGAACAATCGAAGATATGGAACGCCTGTATTACGGTGCGGGTGCTGGAACAAACGCATGGGCATATAGCGGAACTGATCTGTTGAAGGCAGACAGCCCTCTCATGTCCTCCACATCTGGAACATACCAAGCGATCTTTGGCCGTAAGGTTTGGTCGCAACTCAACCAAGAATTCAACGCATTCTCGATCCTCCCAAAGAAACCCTGGGAAAAGAGTGGATGGCGTGTTGTTACAGGTAAGCCAACTGATGCAGTAGGACTTCCTGAGAACGGCACACTACCTGATTCCACCAAGCCAACCTTCGAGGAAGTCAGCACCAAACCAAAGACTGTTGCGAGCAAGTTCGATTTGAGCGAAACCGCAATGTTCCTTGCAGACAAGGATGACGGTCTTGGCGATGCAAGGGCTGTTATCAAGATGGAGATGTCAAAATCCCACGCTGAGTCGATCAACAAGATGCTTTTGAAGGACTGTGGAGATAACGCTACAAACGGTGGTGGAGTCGCTGGAAACAACTTTGAATCCATTGATCGAGCAACCTCTTCTTCTTTCGCTGAAACAACTTCTTTCGATGAGATTGATAACGCATCGGCACACAATATGTATTCAATTACACGTGCGCCAGCAGCAACTCGAAGTTGGTTTGATGCAAACGTCGATGTTGGTCCAACCAACGGAACTGAGCGACCTCTCACCCTTAACGTTCTTGACGGAATGTTCCGTAGCGTTTGGGAACGTGGTGGTCAGCCAAAGGTTATCCTAACTGGCTATGACACCATTGAGAAGATCCAACAACTCTTGCAGCCACAACAACGTTTCACTGAAATGAAGCGTGTTACGCCATCCGTGAACGGTGTTCAAGGAATCCCTGGAATGGAAGGTGGATTCGTCGTTGCTACATACAACGGTGTCCCGATCATCCCTGCAAAGGATGTTCACGCACCATCTGGCGGTATTTCTCGTATCTATATGCTTGACACCGACTATATGTATTTCTGCACAGCAAAACCAACTCTCTACCATGAAAGTGGAATCGAAACTGGCGATCCATTCGGTATCAACCGTCTTGGTCAAGTCGGACTATTCCACACAATGGGTGAACTTTGGCAACTCTTCTATGGCGCACACGGCAAGATCCGAGATCTTAGTGCATGAGGATAAAAAAAAAAATTGGAGATGATGAAATATGGCAAGCGCAAACATTACAGAAGCAGACACAGCACTGGTATTTAGCCTCCCTATGTGGGCAGGTGTAGCAGAACAAGACAACACAGCATGGCTACAAAGCCCAATTGGGTCAAATGCAGCCGTTGGTGCAATCCGAATGGGTTGTGTTGATGTAGCAGTAACAGCAGCAGCAACCACCACCACATTGGATTTTGCTGATGCAAACACACCAACTGCGGTTACAGAGCGATGCAACCCTGCTCAAATCCTATCCCTCCTTTCAGTTGTGAACACTTCTGATTCGGCAGCGGGTGATTTGGTGAACATTTCATTCG